TAAATCTGCTGAAAATAGTGCTTTCAAATCAGCCGTAAACAGAGCAATAAGTGCAAAGGCCCAAAAGAGTATACCTGAAACCGAAGGGCATGTTAAAGGTCAACATACAGAGCCAATAACAAAGTCTAAAGATTACAAGTCTGCTAGAGCCGATGCGCTTAATAATTACAATTTCTATGAATAATTAGGAGAAAATAAATGGCTTTATCATATGACAGCTTATCGGCTGTGACTAAAGACAAATTCATCCCTGTTATGATAGATAACATATTCGACAGCAATATTTTAACTCATAAAATGTTGCGAGAATCAGAGCCAATTGCTACTGGTAACAAAGTACTTCAGCCGATTGAATACGCTAAGTCAGGTGCCAAAGGTTTTTACAATGGTTATGATGTTTTGGATACGACACCTCAAGAAGTATTTACAGATGCCAGTTACGACTGGGTTCAATGTCATGCTTCTATTACATATAGTGGTCGTGAAGAAGCGTTGAATAGTGGTTCTGAAAGGGTTATTGATTTGATTTCTGCAAAAGTTAAAAATGCAGAAAAATCACTAAAAGACCTTTTCGGTTCACAGTTATACTCTGATAATAGTGGAAGTGCAGTTTCAACACCTGCCGATGCAACAACTAACGGTTTTGTTGGACTTCAGCATATTTGTGCTGTAGATAGAACTTTAGGTGGGATTAACTCAACAACATACACATGGTGGGATGCTCAGGCAGGAACTTTTGGCTCCAATGTCTTTAATACTGTTTCAGCTTCTAGTGGTGCAAATTCAATAGGTCGTGAATTAAGAGATATGTACGGAAAATGTACAGTTGACCAAGATGCGCCAAACTTAATTGTTACCACTCAAATTATCTTTGATGCTTACGAGGAATCTTTAACAGCGCAAAAGCGTTATGGAGCTTCTTCTACAGACTTAGCTGATGCAGGTTTTCAAGCATTGAAATATCGTGGTGCTGACGTTGTTGTTGACGATCATTGTCCTGCTGGGCATATGTACTTTATAAATACTAAGTATTTAAAGTTCAGACATAATGCTCAAAGGAATTTTGCTTTTCAAGGTTTTAAAAAGCCTGTTAACCAGGATGCATCTGTAGCACAAATTTTGTGGTTAGGTGCATTAACCTGTAGTAATCCTAGAATGTTAGGAGTTGTTACAGGTGGCCCTACAGCTTATTAAGGAGTACGATTATGGCAATAACACAAACAGCTACTGATAAAAAATCAGCAGGAGCAGTTAGTAAGGATGTCGGTGGATTATCAGTATTCCAATTAGGAGCAGTAGATTTCGCAACTGGTACAGGCGCACCTGCAACTGGAGCAAGTGGAGACATGAAAGCAAGTCCAAAAGGCTCAATTTATGTTCAAACTGATGCACCTGATATGCACATGAAAACAAGTGCATCAGGGGCTTCTGTGACATGGGAAAAAGTAGGTTCTCAGTCCTAACCTTTCTTAAACACTAATCAAACCACCCTCTTCGTGGGGGTGGTTTTTAAAGGATTAAATGACTGGACAAGAAATGGTGGATTTGTTAGGTCTAAGGTTAGAAGACTCTTCCGAAGCAAATTTCACATCAGCAACAAAATTAAAAGCATTAAACGTAGCTCAGACTACGGTAGTTAATTATCTAAATGAATCCTACCTAACAGAGTTACAAGTTCAAAGTTCCCTTATCTTAAATTCAGGTCAAGTAGCATCAGGGGCAATTGAGTTAGGTTCATCTATTACTCCTATTAGAAATAGGTTTGTAGCTGTTGAAGTTAAGTATGCAGGTGACTTTAAATTTGCAATTATGATACCATTTGAAGACGTTAAAGCGATTGAAAATCAGTATCTATCGCCATCTCAAGACAGTCCTGTTTCTTGGATATTTAATAATAAACTTCACATACGACCTAATGATGGAATGACTAATCTTAAGTTATATTATCTTGGTCTACCAACAGATATAACAGCTAGTTCTACAGCATCTGATTTAAATGTATCACTACATGAAACTGTTCTTGATTTTGCAGAAGCTCAATTATGGAGAATGGATAATCAAGTTGAGAGAGCTAATATAGCTCAAAATATGGCTATGAATACTATTAAAATTTTAAATGATAGGTATTCAATAGAGGCTCCAGTAGGGGTAGGTACAAAATCTCCAAGGAGTAACTAATGACATGGACTGAATTAATAGATAGAGTTTTAGTCCCTTTTGAATCTCAAAGAGGTCAAATAGATACTAGGGTGGGAAAATATCTAGATGAAGCTCAAGAAGATTTCGCATTATACAGCAAGATGTATGTTAGAAAGTTTAATATTTATATTAGCGCAGGAAAGACATATGTTGACCTGCCAAGTGATTTTGTAGAATTAATTGACACACCAGTTTTTAGAGGGGGTATATTAACCCAAAGAACTAGTAATGCTTATTTGTTTAATCAAGATACTTCTACGAATAGGTTTAATACAGGGACACCTGCTGAATACTATATTGAAGATAGTAAATTACATTTAGTGCCTAGGCCCAGTCAATCAGGCACATTAACTTTAACATATGTTGCAATCCCTAATAGTTTAAGGGCTACAACAGGGATGTATCAGACTCGTTTTGATGGATTGGTTTCTGAATATTTTAAGGTAGGGGAAACTTTAAAATCAGATGGGAGTAATGGTGTTATTGCAAGTGTAACAGTTGCGAATGGTGGTACTGGCTACACATCTACACCTAGCGTAACTATATCAGGAGGAGGTGGTAGTAATGCTGTTTTTTCAGCTACCGTTAGTAATGGTTCAGTTACTAAGATTACAGTTGTTATGCCTGGTAGTGGATATACTTCTGTTCCGACACTTACAATAGCAAGTCCATCAAGTGGTACAACTGCGACAGCTATAGCTCATGTAGGTACAGGATCAGAAGGTAAAATTTTACGAGCAGAGCATGATTCTGCATCGTCAGGTATTTTAACATATACAGTTTCATCTCAAGGTTTCACTATAGATAATGAAAATTTTTATAGCGCAAGTCCAGGTACAGGTTATTGGGAGACATTATATGCTAACAATTGGAGTGGATTAGTTAGTACTTGGAACGATATGGGTTTTGGGGGAATAGCTACCACAAATGGTAATCAATATGCTTATACCGAACAATCTCCTGTCATATCTTCGTCTTATCATTATATGTTGGTAGACTATGCTAAGGCTATGATACATCAAGATTTAGGGAATGGTGATTCTTTTCAGAATCATTATAGTTTGTATTTAAGCAATAGAGAAAAAGCAAGAACCGTGACTGCTAATAAAGATACTGGAGGGATGAGTTATGTAGCTGACAGGGTTTCACCTGGAAAATATTAATGCTTATTCAAATAAAAGACTTTCAAGGGGGTATGGTAACCAATGCCGATCCTACTGATTTAGGTACAGAATTTGTTGTTAATAATGAAAATTTCCTTACGGATCAAGCAGGTAGGATAAAAAATAGATTAGGTCGTAGTGTTGCTACAACAATTAACACATTACATTTTGATGATTTACGCTATTGGAGTCCATCTAATTTAAAGCTTAATGGGACTTCTCCTGATAGTTATTGGATTGGATATGACTATGAAAACAGTAAGGATGTTCGATATGTAACCTCTAATATATTAAGTGCAACTAGTTCAGTAAAACTTGGGGAAACTTATTCAAGTAATATTCCAACTGCATTTAATTTACAAGACCACGGAACTGAATTTAGACTTGCCCCAAATGATTTAAATCATGGGCCAAAGATATTACAATATATTGCAAGAAATTATTTTGAATCTAGTCTTTCTGTAGATGAGTATGTTTTTCAAGATGCATTGTTAGATTATCCATCTTCAACAGGTTTAAATCTAGGTAAGGTAGAGGCTTATACAATGGATAGTTCTGATTTGGGGATTAGTATGCCATCTAATACTTATAATTATAAAATTTCCCCAATATTCGATGGTACTCAAGAATTACCTTTACATAAATCATTTCAATCGAAAACGATTGCGAGTCAAAATAAAATACCTACATTGGCAATTAATACTTCTGAGGCATTTGCAGGTACGGCTCCTAATAAAGATTTTGAATTGAATCCAAGAATTACAGCATTAAAAATTTATAGAGAAACGGCAAATAGTGGGACATATTATAATATTGCAACTATTCCAATTAATACAAAATTAGAACATCCTAATCGAGTCAGTTCTATGGCTCCAGGTACTGTTATGGCAGGGAAGGATTATGTATTTAGTAATACTTTTATAGATGATTATACAGCTTTAACAAGTGCGACAGGTATTTTTTCACAACCTGATGTTACTACATCCACTCATAATCTACTTGCATATAAATGGATTATTGTCATGAGAAATGACACAGGAACTTTAGATAGTGTGAATAACCCTGATAATAGTCCAACTATATTTCAAGGAGGACAGGGTAGTGAAACTTCAGATACATTTAGTTGGTCAGGTGTAAATGGCCCACTAGATGATAGTAGTTTTTTAACATATTTAGAAAAGGGCTTTGCCTCTATATCAGCACAACCAAGTGGTACCCCATTTTACAACTTTGATGGTGGGGCAAATATTAAAATATACAGAAGGGTGATGGGGGTTAAT